GACTGTGGCACTAGTGGTGGTGTTTATGGTTTGGAGCGTGGATATTGTCTTATGGTTGGTGGTTCAAATACTGCAGTATCCGTCTGCCGTCCTATCTTTGACGCACTCGCACCAGGTATCGATGCTGCCCCAAGAACTGCCGACAGAAACGGCTACACTCTCTACCCTGAAGAGTACGGTTGGATGCATTGTGGACCAGCTGGAGCAGGTCACTTTGTAAAAATGGTTCATAATGGAATCGAATATGGAATCATGCAAGCATACGCAGAAGGATTTAATATCCTGCATGAAGCAAATGCTGGGGCAGCATACGTTGCTGCAGGTGATGCTGAAGTTGCTCCAATGGATTGTCCAGCAGATTATTGTTATGACATTGACGTTTCTAAAGTGGCTGAGTTATGGCGTCGTGGTTCTGTGGTTGGTTCTTGGTTACTCGATCTTACCGCTGATGTTTTACGGCACGATAGAGAGCTTAGCAAGTTCGATGGTGGAGTATCAGACAGTGGTGAGGGTCGTTGGACGGTTCACGCTGCTGTGGATCTTGGTGTACCCGCTCCTGTTATCAGCAGTGCGTTGTGGGCTCGTTTTGAGTCACGCCGTCTTGGTGCTTTCACGGCCAAGGTTTTGAATGGAATGAGAGCTATGTTTGGTGGTCATGACGTTCGCTGATGTCCTACTTTGGGGAGCAATACCCTTTGTACTATCCACAATATATTTCGGGATACGAAAAGGTGAGAATAACTACTACGAAACAGACAAGTACGATGGAAATGGAACAGCACATTAGTAAACGCATAGTTATCTTCGGTGCTACTGGAGATCTATGTAAGAGAAAACTAATTCCTGCACTATATCAATTGTGGTGTAAGCACCTTTTACCAAAGGATCTTTTGATTGTTGGAGCATCTCGTAGAGATCTTCCTAAAGAAACTTGGTTGGAAAAACTTGGTGATTATCCTCAGGAGTTTACTACTTGGTTGGATTTCGTTTCTTGTGATCTTGATAATCCAGAAAGTCTAAACAAACTTCATGATGAAAGTGTAGATACAACATACTTCTTATCTGTTCCACCAGAGAGGTACGAAAATGCTATCATCAATCTTAAAGAAGGTGGGTTCTTGGATGACCCAGACCACTCCAGAGTGGTTATCGAGAAACCCTTTGGGTACGATCTTAAATCTGCTAATCATCTACAGTCAGTGGTGGGCAGACATCTACGCGAGAAACAAGTTTATCGCATTGACCATTATCTTGGTAAAGATACTGTCAACAATATTCTTGCTACTCGGTTTGGGAATATTCTTCTTGAACCACTTTGGAATCGGGAGTATATAGAAGAAGTTCAAATCTTTGCAACTGAGACTATTGGTTGTGAAGGTCGTTCACAATACTATGAGGGTGCAGGTGTCGTAAGAGATATGCTGCAGAACCATATGCTTCAGGTTCTAGCATTGATTGCAATGGAAGCACCATGCAGAATGAATGCAACCGAGATCCGTAGAGAAAAGACAAAGGTTCTAGCTGCTACTCGTCTTGGAGATAAACTTGTCACTGGTCAATATGAGGGATATCGTCAAGAGCAAGGTGTAGGTCCAGAGTCAATGACTCAGACTTTTGTTGCTGGTGATCTCTATATTGATAACTGGAGATGGAAGGGTGTTCCTTTCCACTTCATGACTGGTAAGAAAATGCCTTATCAAGGTGTTGAAGTTGTTGTTAAATTGAAGTCTCCTCCTCTCAGTCTGTTTGAAGGAGAAACTCCTGGTCGGATTGTGATGCGTCTTCAACCACATGCTCATCTAGATATACAAATTGATGTGAAGTCTCCTGGTCTTGGTGATTCTGTTGAGTTGGCAACACTGACACACCGTTATCCTGACTGGTTAGGTGTAGATGGTTATGAAAAACTTCTCTATGATGCAGTTAATAATGACCAATCTCACTTTGTTCATTCGGAAGAAGTGTTGGAATCCTGGCGTATTGTTGACGATCTGCTTTGCACAGGTGATACTTGTCCTATAAGAACTGCTCCATACATTCATAAAGAAGGTCATTGGGGTCCAGTTCATAAAACAGAAATGATTACTGATTGGGACTATCCAGCATGATGCATCAAGCAGGACAATTTGCTGCATGGGTTCTAAATAATCCATGGACATGTGGATTTCTTGCCTGGTGTTTAGTCTTCGTTCCTATTCTAGGAATGTGGGCAGTCCATAAATTCGGTTGGGAACACTGGGAACCTTTTTCTAAAAACCACAAATGAAAAACTTTTTAAGTAAATGGGGTTCTGATATAGAACCACCACCAGATTATGTAACAAGAGAAGAAGTACAGGAGATGATCGACGATGCAATACGCAGACACAATCGTAACGCTGGAATTATTTCTATGTGTGTTGGTTGGGTTGTTCTTGCACTTTTTGCTGAGGGTTTGCTTCGACTTATCGGAGTAATCGATCCCATATTTCCATGGTTAAAAATTACTCTGAACTGATGCCACAAGAAGAAGACTATTATCATTTAGAACTACCAATAGAGGCAGTTCGTATCATTCACACAGGTCTGTCTCAGGCATGTGAGAAATGGTCTGGTGGTCCTGCTCAAGAGCAAGAAGATCTTTTGGCAATGAGAGATCACTTCTTTAGAATTATGTTAGAACATAGGTTTAGTAGTATGGAGTAAACCCATGAATCCTATAATCTTAATCGGTTGTTTCACCCCATTGGTTATCATTTTCATCGTGATGAAACTTGCCGTATGGATAGACGCCGTAAATGCAGAGCAGGATTATGTCAGACAAGAACCATTACGAAAACGAGGACCCTTTGTGGCAAACCCGTATGAGGATGTTGATGCAGAGGAAGAAGACTATGGAGATCGCACAGACTATCGATAAAGCATTGTATGAATACTATGTGGTAGAACGTGGAGAGGAGGTTCCTAACTGGAGATATATAAAAGACGCTGACTGGTGGATTGAATATCTAAAACAGTTGGGAATTGATCCAAGAAATCCATGAACTTTGAATTGACGATGGAAGACTTTACCATCATACAGAATGCATTGCATTACTATAAAAAAGTAGAGAAGTATCCAAACTTTGCTCACTTTGATGAAGAAAGAATTAATAAGTTGAGGGATAAGTTGGCGTATCAAATGATCCCCAGTAAAAATTCTAAACCAAAAGAATGAACTTATTTCTTAGACCATTGAGTGATGTCAATGATGTGACTTGGAGTATTATCTGGTGTCTTGTTATCCTATTGATGGGAGTTGCTTATTACATATATACCATTATGAAATTAGCATACCAGGAGCTTGAAGACGATGGGCAAGATGACACCACCGAGTCGTAAGAGTTGTTACAATTTTAGAGTTACTAGCATAGATAAGGTGTTGGATGGCGACACTATCGATGTTACCATTGATCTCGGTTTTGATTTATATAAAAAAGAGAGAGTTAGAATTGCTGGTGTGGACACGCCAGAGAAAAGAACGAGAGATCTAGAAGAGAAAGCATTAGGTATTGACGCAACCAACTGGATGAAAGAAAAGTTGGAGGGAGCAATCGATGGAGATGACGAACTCACTATTCGCACTGAACTGGTTGGTGGTATGGGTAAGTACGGTCGCCTTCTTGGTTGGTTATATATTGGAGATGCAGAACTATCGTTGAACGAGCAGATGATTACCGAAGGGTATGCTTGGGAATATGATGGTGGCACAAAACAAAAGAACTTTGAAGAACTCAGAGAAATTCGTAGGCAGCATGGGACACTTGTTGAATGAGAGTATTAAGTATTGACTTGGATTATTGCATGGATTCATGCCTTGATTTGACTGATAATCACCGATTAAATCCTTGGTTGGATGAAAATCCAATAATAAAATGGAAGGTACTAAAAGAATTTACACCCATTCCAGATAAGTCCGTTTTTATTGATGATGACAAAGTTGACTATTGCTGGAACATTTTTACCAAAGCATTGAAGCACTGTGATAGTGTTATGTTTGGGTATGATCATGATGCGATTTTATATCGTTTAGAAATGGATGATGCATATGACCTAGAAATTATTAATATTGATTATCATGCCGATTTATTAAATGCAAATCCATACGCTGATGCTATAGAAGTGTTTGGTAATGATGATATGGAAATGCTATCGTATGAATATGATACATTCCAGGATGGTAGAGTTATGGAAGGTAATTGGGTTGGTTGGTTAGATTGGAAAGGTAAGGTTAAAGATTATACTTGGATTCATGGCATAAGAAGTCTTGGTGGTCCAGATGATGGCAGCACTGGTAGATTTTCTGAAACTTATCATGAACTTTTTTCTTCTAATCTAAATTATCACTTGAAGGAAAATTTTACATTTGATGATTATAAGTTTGATTTTATATTTGTATGCTTATCACCAGGATATGTTCCTCAGAAATTTTGGAATATCTTCACCAAATACTTGAGTGAGTATGAGAAAGTAACAGGAAAACCATACAAACTTATCAATCGTAAGTATGAAATCGATGCTAGATATAGAGAATTGCATAAATATACATTGCCACGCAACAAGTAAATGCAAAAAGTAGTTAATGTAATTGCTCTCCTTTCTGGATTGACATCACTTGCGGTCATTGGTAGTGGTGTTTATGTTTATATGAATCAAGAAGCATGGAAAGCAGAAGCAAAAGAGAGACTTGCTGAAGTAATTGCTGAAGGTATTACTGGTGCTCTTCCTGGTCTTCTTGATGGTGCTATGCCAGAGATCCCAGAAGTTCCAGAAAAAACTGGTCCTGCAATGCCGTTCTGATCATGTTTAGTTCTAACAAACCGACAGAGAAAGTCACCGAGCAAGTTACCGAGCATGTGCCGAGCAAGTCTCCTTTGAAGACAATTGCTATTGTTGCTGGATCACTATTTGCTCTTTCCCATATTGGACTTCTTGGTTATGTTTTAAGACCACAAGAACCAGAAGTGCAGCAACCACCTACATTTAATCTTCCACGTGGTCCTTATTCATCTTATAAGATCCAAGCAGGAAAGGATGGATATACAATTGAGTACAGAGCAAACGATCCTAAAGTTTTAGAATCCACTAAGTCCTTAACACTTGATAAAGAGAAGAGAGGTTTCTTTGGTGGAGGAACTGAGCAGAGAACAGAGTATCGTCGTGATCAATTTACTATGGACGGTACTAGAAACTTAGGAGGTGTGAATACATCAGAGGGAAAGTCCAATGCAAAAACCGCAGAGTGTATAGCGGCGGACGCTGGAGCACGGTCCCAAGGTGCGATGGCAGGTAGTGCTCTTGCTGCTGGTGTTGCAGTGCCTGCAGCTGCTAGCATTCCTTACGTCGGATGGTTAGCAGGTGGTTGGGCATTGCTCTTAGGTCAGAATATTGGTTCTGAAGTTGGTTCTCAAGTCGGATCAGTATTCAACGATTGCTGATGGAAGAAGATGCCATTAAACTAACTTTAGTCCATGAATGGATGACAGTATCTGATGCAAAACTCTTGCTTGAACATTACTATCTAAAGATGAGACCTCAGAGAAAATATGGTGGATGGAAAACAGTTCAGACTCTTATGAATATTGCTTATGGTAATTTTCAAAGAGCATCTGAGGAAAACTTAAGAGCAAGAATAGACCTAATTAAATCTGAATTATTATGAAAATTTGGTGAGAACTGTTAAATAGTACAAACTTTGAGGTACACTATGGCACAATCGACATATAAAAATAGAGCAAAGAAGGAAGCATCACAAACCTTCTTTCTCTATGTGTTCTTTCATTCTATCTGGAATGGAATTTTTAAATTCTTTGAAGACTAATGCCTGAGATCCCTGAAATAAAATCTACGGGAATTTCTATTAATGATATTGAAATTAGAGAAATTCCTATGTGGAGATCTTCTCCTGTAGGTGGATTACCTTCAGCACCACCAGTAACAGTTAATATTGGTGTGCCTATTGTTGATATGCCTGGTTGTGTAGAGGCACACGAACAAAACACTACTAGGGAACGGAGTGGGGTTATCTCTGAAGATGATCCTAAAGGTGTAAGAACTTATTGTGATGCTGGTGTTCCATCATTTAATCCGATTGATTATAACAAAGAGCAATTGCAGTTTACTGGTCCACCAAAGGCACCAGTTACAAAGACTGAATCACCAACACCACCAACTCCAGAAGTTAAATCGGAAGATGTAAAACCACCTGCACCTCCTACTACAAATATAGAATGTCCTACAAAGGTTCAACAAGCACAAGAACCTGTGGGTACTTTAGTTGAAGGATTTAGAAAGAAAGTTGTTGGTTATGAATTGATTGATAATACCTGTGTACAGATAACAGAAAAAGTCCCACTACCAAAGCAAATTGTTGCTGGACTTCCTTCTGGTGGACAGGTGATGCAAGTTGGTGGTGTTGCTGTTATTGCTACAACATCAGCACTAATGGCAAAACCACTGGCAGACTTACTACTGAGAGCAGTTAAACCAGTGGTTAAGAAAGTTATTAAAAAGATTGCAGCAATTAGAGGAAAGAAACCTCCTATCTTGTCGTCAGGGGAGCGCCGAGCAGAGCAGCGTCAGATGAATACTGCTGTGAAGGAACTTCGTTCTGTGTTCCCGAGGAGGAAGAAGAAACAGAAGGGATAGAGTGGACGTGTGGAACCATAAAGTTCACACCTTTTACCTCTACATCGGCACATATTTTGGCATATTGAGTTCCAGGTTTGAAACGAATTCCTTTCTTTAATAAGTCACCACAATTCTTAAGTCTTGCAATCTCAAAATCCAATCTCTTATTAGCAACTAACTGAGCATTCAATTCAATCTGTGTGGTTGCTGCCTTCTTACATAGATCTTGCAACTTCTTATCAGTAGGTGTACTCCATGTCATAGAGAAACCTAGACCTAGACTGTAGTTATCCTTTTGTCCAGTTCTAGTTTTTTTATGGAAGAGAATGTCTCCTGGATTGTCAATAATTCCATCCCCAATTTCATTCCCATTTTCATCAAAAGCACCTTTATTATCACTAATATCATAAACAGGATCCATATAATATGGTTCCCAAGGTTTTTGTGCTGATGCAGTACCAGTTACATAAGGTGTAAAGTTGCGAGTGGGACCCTGACACTGGATACCACCACCGTATGTGTTTGTAATGTAAGGTCCCTGAAGGACTTGTATAGCTTGGTTTGTAACGGAGCCTGAACTATTAGCGACAGGAGAAGCAGTAGCAGACACACCACCAACGGTTTCAGCATAAGAAGGACTCCCAATTAATAGTGCAATTACTGCTGGAATATACTTGTAGTGTCTGTTACGCTTGTAACTTCGGTTTCCCTTTGTATAATTGTGTGGTTGCTTAAACCAGGACCTGAGTACGTTTCCGTAAACTGAAATGCTGCTCCTGGTGTTGTCTGCTTGTATGTTGGTGTTGCTGTTACTCCTGTCCATGATGAGTTCACTCCGTTAATAGTTACATTAGTAGAACCTCTTGTTGGGCTTAGTGTTCCACCAACTGGTTCGATACCACTTCCTGTAGCAGAATATTGATATCCAGTGTTATAATCCATCGAGTTGATGGTTTCTGTTACTTTTGTTGTCGTCTCTGTGTGGCTGGTCATGGAGCCCTGTGTGAAGTTAGGGACCACGGGCACTGACCATGCAGGTGCAGTTAACCCGTGGATTACACCAAGAACCAATCCGAGACCGATTGCTTCTTGAAATCTAGTCATCAATCGATTACCGTGATTTCAGTTACGAATTGTCCTGTAGCACTTGATCCTGGATCACCAGCAGTCAAGGTCATTGTATGTGCATTATCAATAGTACCTGCTAGGGAACCAGCAGCACCTGCAGCATAAGAAGTCTGATTGGAGAATGCACTTACAGCACCAGTACTAGGAGCACTGGTGATTACAGAATCACCTTCTGTAAATGATTGTGCATAAGAAAATGCATCACCAGAGGTTACTTGGGTTGCAGTAATACTATCTGGTGCTGCAACACCATTAGTAATTGTTCCAAGACCACCTACAGCACCTGCTGTAGTTCCGTCTGTAGTAGAAATGCCCTGACCAGAAATTGCGTAGGTATTACCAATTCTGGTTGCCGTTGTCCGTGCCGCATCAACAGTCAATTGAACACTTGACGCATGTTTAGTAACAAGTCCGCCTGCATTTGCTGCACCTGCGGTCATCAGTAACATCATAAGAGGTAGAAATTTTTTCATACTCTTGGATAATCTGGACTTCTTGTATTTAGTTTTAAACTTTTCTTGACAGGAGGAAAGAATGAAAGTATAATAAATATGCTTATATGTAGATTGTAATAATAGTGGCTCTTAAGAAACCATCAGAACTATTAAATACAAAAAAAGAATCTTCAGAATCTTTTTTGGATAAACCTGTTCAGAAATTTGTTGAACAACCAGAACTAAATTCATTTTCAGAAGTTTTTGATTCATTTAAAAACAATCTAAGTAATATTGAAGTTCTATCTGGAAAAGTAGAAGAAATCCAGGAAGAAGTTAAAAGTCTTTTAAAGAAAGAAGACTTGGAACGCGCTATGGTGTCCCAACTTCTTGTGTTGGAACAAAGTATTAGAGATATTCAGAGCAAAGTAAAGGGAATAAACGAATCTAATCTCGAATCAATTAAGGAAGACATCGCAACTCTTTCATCATCAGTAAATGATTTTATCGAGGTTGAAGTTCCTAAGTATGAAAAAAGAACAGTAGAATCTGAATTTCGTATTGGTAAAAATTTCAGTCAACTTGAAAGCAATGTAAATAAATCTCTTGATGTTGTTAATGAGTCTCTTGATGTTATCAATGAGTTTGTAGAAAATAAGTATCAAGAATTAGCAGAGTCACTTGAAGGTATTAATGAGCAAAGTCTTTCTGGGATTGTAGAGGACTTTAAAAATTTAGAGAATATTATTAATGAATTTAAAACAAATGATATTCCTAAGTATAAGGACTTCATTGTAACTTCTGAAAAAAGATCTGAGACTTTAGTAGATGAAAAACTAGATCAGTTTGATAGTAAAGTTCAAGATAATATTGATTCTATTGATGCAAAAGTAGTCAGTGAAGTTTCTGCACTAAACGATAAGTTTTTAGAACTTAAAGAAGAAGATATTCCTAGTTACAAGAAGTTCATTATTGATACTGAAAAGAGAACTGAAAGTAAATTAAAAGAGTTTAGTGAAGACTTTGACAGTAAGGTAGAACAGTCTAATAAGTCTATTAGTGAACGTTACAAGAAGTTTATTGCCGAAACTGAGATAAAGAATGATATAAATCTAAAAGAATTTAGAGAAAAATTAGATAATACTACATCTAGTATTTTAGAAAAAGTAAGTCTAATTGATCGTGATCATACAGATCTTGTAGATATAGTTACTGGTAAAGTTAGTGAAGTAAACGATTTGGTTTCTTCTGTCAATCTTTCTGAAGAGAAATTCAAAAAGTCTATTGAAGAAAAGATTTCTAATCTAGAACTAGAAGTGATTCGTTACGAATCACATTTAAAAACTCAAAATAAAAATCTTGAAAGAGTACAAGAAGATATTAAATTATCACTGACAGGACTGAGTGATTTGGTTGAAGAATGTGATAAAAATAATTATGATCTTGGAAAGAAGATAAAATATCTTGAGGAAGTTTTTACTAAGTTTGATGAGAAAGAACTACTGACAGAAGGTCTTCTTGATAGTCCTAGTGAAACTAATAGTGATCCACTTACTCCTCTCGATCAAAACTTCGTAACTTTAGATCAACTACAGAATCACTATAGAGTATTCATTAATCGCATTCAACAGCAACTATCAACACTCGGTGGCGGTGGTGAGACTAGACTTGAGTTCCTTGATGATGTTGATAGAGATACTGCAAAAGTTAATGGTAAGTTTCTCAAGTATGATTCTTCCTCAGGTAAGTGGGTTGGTGCAAATGCTTCTGGAGGAGCAGGATCTCAAACACTAGATGAAACTTTAGGATTAGGTAACACTTCATCTCTTGGAATGAGTGTTGGTGTTGCTACTGCAACTAAAATACATGTTGATCCAGTAGGTTCTGGTTTTACATATTCAGAAGATCTAGTTGTTCAAGGAAATGCAAGAGTAACTGGTATCCTTAGTATTGGTACAAGTTCTATTGTTCTTGATGCAAACAATAGTGAACTCAGAGGTGTTCAACAGATTCGTCTCCATTCTGCAGATGCAAATGCAAAACCTGTCATCATCAAACAGGTAACTGAGAAGATTGTTTTTATTAAAACTGAAGATGTAAATGGTGAAGAAGTAGAAACCGAAGAGGAAGTATCAGTTGGTATTGGTACTACGGTTTCTATTAATACGTCTGGTATTATTACAGCATCTTCATTTGTTGGTAATCTAACTGGTATTGCAACTGGTGCAACCAGAGTATATGTTGATGAATCTGAGGATGATAATACTGACTATAATATTATTTTCACTGATAAAGACCCTGGTCCAGGTAATTCGCATCATACGATGCAGGTAGATAATACTGGACTTACATTTAATCCAGCTACTAATACCTTAAAGGTTTCACATCTTGAAAGTGCTGTTGCTGTCTTAGAGGTTAATGACCAACTTAGGATCACCGATACTCTGAGAGTCAGAGCTGATAATAAGGAATTTATTGTCGAGAATGGTTCTGGAAATAACAAGTTTACTGTTGATACTGACAATGGTAACACCCAAGTTATGGGAGACTTGCAAGTAGATGGTAATGTAACAGGAAATCTAACTGGTAATGTAACTGGCACAGCAACTACTGCAACTAATTTAAACAATCAGGCAGCATCTTATTATCTTGATTATGACAATTTTACAAATACTCCAACAATCCCAACAAATAATAATCAACTGACTAATGGTGCTGGATACATCACCACATCATTTACCAATACAAATCAACTGACTAATGGTGCTGGGTTTATTACTTCAAGTGATGATATTAGTGGAACATCAGGAGGATTAACTGGTTCTCCGAGTATTACTGTTACGGACATTACAGCAGTTGGTAATGTATCTATTACAGGAACACTTACTTATGAAGATGTGACCAATGTCGATTCTATTGGTATTGCTACTGCTAGAACGGGTCTTAATGTTCTTTCTGGTGGTATTAATGTAACTGGTGTTTCTACATTCAATGATCAGGTTCATTTACCAGACAATACCAAGATAATGCTTGGTGCGTCTAACGATCTGCAGATTATACACATACCAGGGACTGGTAATAGTATACAGGGAACGTCACCAATATATCTTCAAACAACTTCTGAAATACACCTTAGAGAATATGGTGGATCTCAAGTCTTTGCCAAATTTATTAAAAATGGAGCAGTAGAACTCAACCATAATGGTGATAAGAGACTTGAAACCACTGCCTCTGGTATTGATATAACTGGTCACACTGAAACTGATACCTTAAGAGTTTCTGGTGTTTCTACATTCCAAAATAATGTTCATCTCTTAGATGATGATAGACTTCAAATTGGTGGTTCTTCTGGAACTGTTGATGGTCTTGAGATTTATCATGATGGATCTAATTCCTACATCAATGATACTGGTACAGGTGCATTGC